CAATCTGGTCTACCTGTTCGTCATAATATTTGACTTCAGGAAGATCTTTGATTTCATTTCTTACAAGATCAATCTGTTCGCAGATTGCTTCTACTTCACTCTCATAGTATCTTACTTCTGGGATCTCTGGGATCTCGTCCCTTACCTGAGAGATCTGCTCAGCAAGTTGCTCTAGTTCTTTATCGTAATACTTAATCTCTGGAATGTCTGGGATGTCGTTTCTGACATCGTTAATCAGACGAATTAATTCTGGAAATGGGGGAACAATATCTTCTACTTCTGCGAAAGTATCTCCGTTCAGATCTTCAATGGTCTGAGTTTCTTCGCTTATTACTTCTTGCTCTTGTTCAATAAAATCTTCAACAGAGGGCAACTCCTCTTCAACTTCTTCTTTAATAAATTCATCAACTGACGGAAGATCGCTGTTATCTTCAGCGAAATCGTCAATTGAAGGTAAGTCCTCTCTTGACATTTTATTAGTAACTTAGTACTTCGGGATTTATCTCCCAGATTTATTTATCTTCTTCTTTAAGTCCAGACTTAAGAAGTTTTTGTAGTTCTGCTGTAGAACCAACAAACAAAGCATTGTTGACTGTTGATGGACCTCTTACTGGTTTTTCCTCTTCAATGTCCTTCAACTTCTTCTGAAGATCAATCAGTTTATCAGTCGCATCTGCTACGTTCTTAATCAGTTGTCCAGCAACCTCATAGGCACGAGGCATTTCACTTTCTTGAGCGAGTTCAAGAATACCATTCAGTGCTTCTTGTCCCTTCTCAATGATTGAATACAGATTGCCACGAGTGTATTCATAGTCCTTTTTTACATCCCGCACGGAGGATGCTTCTTCTTCTACCTTCTGTATCTCTTTAGTCTTTTCAGGCACTACTTCACTCTCAACATTAAAGGCATCGTTTAAATCATCAAATTTAGACATATATTATGTAATCGAACCACTAAATCCGAAGTCGTCTCCGAACTCAATCAGAGCATCATCCGCATCATTGATGATCTTAATAGGAGCACCATTGACGTGAGCAACAGCAGTTGTTCCATCCTGACCACGTTTAACATTAAGTCTATTTCCATTGATGGAATTAATAAACAATTCTTCTCCTTCAATTTCAATGTAAGTCTTAGCAGTAAGACCACTAGCATCAACAACATCGAATGCTCTTGTTGATGTAGTAATATCCTCTGTAATCGTTGTTTCGACTTCTCCAGTGTAATCCTTGATCGCTCTTGGAGTGGCACTGTAAGTAATATCGCGAGTTGTGCTTCTGGAATCTCCAGAGATGTAGTTGATCTTTGCGGTCTTGATGATATCCTTCGTAGCAGAGGATACGGGACCGAACATGAATGTTTTAGCGGTAAATCTCAGTGTATAGAGAAGAACACGTCTGGTGGTGTAATCTCCTTCATAATCGTCCTGCATTGAGATGCTTTCTAGGACAATAGGAATATCTCTCTTCTCGTTAATAGATCCAACTAATTCAACTGTCAGGTTATATGATGGTTGGAAATATGGTAAGATTTGCTCCACAAGTTGTAAAGCATCATCATTCAACTTGGTCATGATTGCCAGTTCAAATGACATATTATAAGGAACTGGCATATATGCCTTTTTGGACTCAGACTCATTGTCTGGATCCTTCACTACAAACTGCTGAACTGTAGAAACCTTTCTAGCAGGATCATAAGTCAGTCCAGTGAACTCAAATGACATTCTTGGCAATGTCATCGCAGTCGCTTTATTCAGATCTGCTTGCTGTTCTAATCTCGCAAGAAACTTCTGAGTAGGACCATAAGCCAAAGGAACCCTGGTGATGTTGACGACATCATCATCTGCATTGGTAGTTTTGATTGTCAGTCCATTAAAAAGAGTACCAAAGGATATAATGGTTCTCCTCAAAATTTCGTTATAAAAATACTCAAACATTTTTTAGATTCCTTGTGAGTTTATTTAGGGTATTCCAAAGGGGTTCTGCTCAGAGAAGTCCAGAATGGCGTCTGCTTGAGTTTCAATATTGATATTATCTGCGAATCCATCATCCACTGGATCAAGACTAATGACTCTCAGTTGATGTGATGCGCCGGAAGAAGATCCAACGATTTTCTCTCCAACAGTCCAATCACCACTGACAGTGTAGACTTCCAACTCATTAGTAACAGAGTTCCAAGTCTTGACTCTTGCCGTGGTTCCACTAATAGATCCAGTGACAATTTCGTTAAACGTAAATGAGCCAGTGGAAGTGAGATCTGGATCTGAGATAGTGATGGTTGGTAGAGCAGTATATCCAGTACCAGAGTTGCTGAAGTAGATTGCTGAGATGGTTCCTGCTGCGCTTACAATGGCAGTTGCAGCAGCAGAGACCGTAGAGACCCCAGTAAACGTAATTGTTGGGTTTACGGTGTATCCAGCACCCGCGTTTGTAATGGTTGCAAGACCAACAATTCCAGTGTTAATAACTGATGTTGCTGCTGCCCCTGCACCATTGTCATTCGTGGCGGCAAAGAAGTTCACTGATGGTGGGTTGGTAGTCGCATATCCAGCACCTGGGTCAATCAGCAGAACTTCTTGAACTACACCAAGATTTGGATTTGCGATTGTATTAGAACAAGCAGCGATTCCTGTAAGAAGTCTAGCCGTAGCAATACCAGTTCTTCCACCATCTGGTGCTGAAGAGATTGCTACTCTTGGTGGATTGAGATAAGAACTTCCCCTATCAGAAATTACAAACCTCTGAATACCATGATCAAACAGAGAGATTGTTGCCTCTGCTGTTACTCCAGTTCCAACCAAAGTAAGAGTCTGAGACGGTCCAATCAATGTTGGAATTCCATCTTCATTAACACCAGTTGCTTCATCTCCAAGAAGAACATCATCAATATTATCAACCCCAGTATCAATGAGTTCATCACCGAGACGGAAGAGTTCACATCTTAGTTCGTAAACATAATTCTTTTGTAACTGATAAAATGGTTTCTCATGCTCAACATACTTAATCTCAAATAGACGATCTCCCAGAGGGAAATAAATTAAGTCACCTTCTTTTGGTCTGGATGAGAGTTTGATGTTCTGCTCATTCTTAATCAGAGGTGAGATGTAAGTCTCATATCTTTCTTTTGAAATAATTAGAGTAATCTCATTCGTTGCTTGAATGCCAAACTTCGACAGTAACGTTGGGTTATCTCCATATCCATCAAAACTCTCTACATATGCTTCAATGGGATATGCGTCATCAAAAGTTGATTGTACAACCTCTCTGATTATAGAATTCTCTGTGACGTATTTTCTGGGTAGATAATGAACCTCAACCCCATACATCTTCAACTGTTCGTTGATTAGATCTTGGAGCAGATTCTGCTCTGTCCTAGCACCTTGTTGAAAGAACGGGTTAAGCATAATATCAACCGATCATATCTAGAGGTGGAAGTTCGTAAGTAGAAGACATTTGCTCTCGGATTACTTCCAAGTCTTTCTGTGCGTCATCATAAATTTGTCTTCCATTTAACTCTATTCCACCAGGAAGTTTAACTCCTTGGAATTTGATTAAGTTCTGACCCCACTGTCTTTTCATCAGTGCGGTAGCATATCTTTTCAAGAACGAGTCATTATAGACTCTATTAAAATCATTGGGGTCAATTAGTCTATAACAATCAATAATAAAGTAATCGTCTTTTTTAACATCACCCCAATCAACGTCAAGGTAAAGTCTATCTTGTCTTTGATTAAATCTGATCTGCTTCTCAGTATTCAGAGCAAAGTCAAGGTCTTCCAAATATCTCTTCGTCATCGCATATGTGAGAATTTCGGTAGATCCGAAATAATACATATCGTTCAAGAACATCTGATACTTAACACTAAACATGTTGTTAGTGGTGGTCTCAGATCCATCATATCTAAAGATTTTATTGATACCAATAACTGCTGGTGGTATCTCTAAGAAATTACTATTCTCTTCATATGAGAACGTGGTTGCTGTCCCTACAATTGTGGTTGTTGCTGTAGTAGTAACAATTCCGATGGCATTTTCATTAACACCTCTTGCTCTACCACGATTTACATCATCTTCGGTGACCTTATACTTAAGGAAGGTCTGAATAACACCGTCAAAATGACGCTCATGAAAATACTGGAGAGCATCATCAATGATGTCCTCTACCTGTTCATCAGCGATGTTAATCTCTAAAACAGGAGCACCAAGTTGTCTCTTACAGTAATTGATTAAGTCTGCCCTACTTGACGGTTGTGCCATTTAACCACTATTCTCCTATACAATATTTAGGGGGCAGAAGATATTCCAGCAATGACTAAAACATTGCCATTCGCAATACTATAGATGGTGCTACCAGAACTGACCAGAACGTTGTAGACATAACGTCCCTCTTTCAAATTCCTAGTGTCCGTAGAACCCAGAGAAATTTTAAACTTACCATCATACGCACTGGTAAATCCAACAGTAAAACTTGTGGTTACTCCTAGAGTTGCCCCAACAGCAACACTCTTTGCCATCTGAGCAGATCCACTGTAACCAGTGAAATTGAAAGCAGCATTAGAAGTATCAACTACATTGAAATTAGTAGTAAAATCTGCGCCAGTATGAATTGTTAAATTAACACCCTTTGGTACACCAGCATCTGGATCAAAGGTGATATTCTTACTCGCCATTTGATAGTCCTACAATCTGCATTGTTTCTTGTTGTTTATAATAAAGTTTGCAAAAAGATTTTGCAATATTTCTAAGAGTGTCACGATCATCACAACTATCTATCTCAGATGCGAGTTGCGAATATGCAAACATCTTTGAAAGATTTTTTAGTTCAATAGTATCAGGATCCATTGATTAACTCCTTTAGTAACGACTTAATTTCATTCAACTCACCTTTCATATTAGCAAGATCATCCTCAATTGTCTGTACCTTTTGAGTCTCTTTAGACTTTGATTTCCTCCTAGCGAGATACTGATTATATTCAAATTCATTCACATTCACGATGGAATTAGATTCGGGATCTCTAGCGAGATCCCCATGTCCTTCAATTGTGTAGTTGGTATCCATAATCAAGCAAGTGCGATAACTCTCAGGTTCCTTACTCTAGGTACATGAACCTGACTTGTAGATGTCAGAAGAAGTTTAATTCTATAAGTTCTAAACTCAGGCAAGTCATCAATTGTGAATGTGTACTCTTTGAAGTCTAAGTTTTGTGACTCAAAAACATACCTATTTGATTTGGTTATGAATGTATCAGACTCACCATTGTTGTTCTTGGCATCAATTACTTGACCTCTTTCATTCAAGTTTGAATATCCAGGGAAAGGAATAAAGATTGGTTCTTTTCCTGGATTTGCATTGACCGCGTAGAATGCTCTAACATCTGCGTTGGCAGTTGCATGTGCCTCAACAAGAATCTTAATTGAAGAAGCTGATTGTTCAAGGACAATTTCTTTAGAAATATACTGACATGCTGTTGGGTCATTTTCAATCACATTGACTCTAGCATCTGTAGCATAATTTGTAATAATGCTATTTGCTCTGTTGGAAGTAAGGATTGCACTTACTCTTTGACCATCAATCACTGGAGATACTCTTGTATCTGTAGTGTTCATAAGAAGTCTCATATTCATTGACTTCTGGCCAGTCGTATTCACAAGTTTAGCATCTTCGTTAACTTTAGATGCGATCATTCTTGGCGAATCCAAGTAGTTTGCCTGATTAAGAGCAATTGATTCAAATCCAGTATCCAGATAAGGAAGTTCATTTCCACTCAAACTCTTAGAAGTAGTACTTCTGAGTTCTGCGGTAAGAGAGGTTCCTTCTACAGTTACAGTCTGTACGGATGGTGTAATGATCTCAAAAGGAATGTTTTGTGTTGCCTTAACATTATATCCACCAGTGCTCTTTGTGCCATTGAGATACAGAGTTGGATATCCAACGTCAGTGCTTCTACCAGTTCCAGTTACACTACTAGTATCAATCTTAATGTTGTAAGAGTCAAAGTCGATTGGATTTGAAACAGTTGTGTCATTGAGATTGTGTGTTCTGTTAATTCTTTGAAGATTAACTCCACCCATCTCATACTTATAAACTGGAGTTCCAACAGGATATGTAATAGGATTAGATCCCCTTACAATGTTTCCACCAATGTTATTTCCACTAACATTATCATATTCAATAACTTCACTACCAATCAATAAGTATCCTTTATTAGTTGTTCCAACGCCAACATTTTCAAATGTGGAGAATACGGATGCACTATCAACAGAAATTGCTGTTGTCGCATCAGCACCATATGCGGTGCTCAACTTAGTTGGTCTTACGTCAGGTAGAGCACCAGAGATTGATACTCTGTTGTCATCAAAATACATACCATGATTTTTATGATTGACCTTAATATGCAGACCATCATTCACAACACTAATAGCAGAGACTTGTACATCTCCTCCGAGGGAGTAGTTAAGATCTGTGGTAATTCCAGAAGAATTGACAAACTGAATCGTATTTGCAGATCCAACGACAAAATCACCCTGAACGTTATTGAGAATGAGTTCTTGAGTAACTCCAATTCCTGGGAGGGACAATCTCATGTTTTGTCCAACAGAACTTAATCCAATCGTGCTGACTGTGAATACGTCACCAACTTGATATCCAGATCCACCTGTTCCAACAGTTGCGGCAATTGCTACGCCATTTTGAATGTAAACATCTGCTTTAGCACCTCTACCATTACCAGTAACTGTAACCAAATCAACACCATTAAATTGGAAGTTTCCACTTGCTGGAGTGTATCCCAAACCTGCGTTGATGATATTGAGTGTTCCCGTAGCGATACCAGCAGTGCCTGTAAGGTCACCAGTAGCGTTGGTTCCAAGTTGAGAGAATGTATTACCAACAACATAAGTGCTATCACCAATGGTTGTTCCAAGTCCCACTCTAACTTCCCTAGATTTTACTTCTAAGGAGTTTGGTTGGAGAGTGGCAACCTGATTATTACCAGAAGTCAATTCTGGACTATAAAATTCAACAGAACCGCTGTCAATGAAGTCTGCTCTATACAGATTAAACTTAAGGTCCTCCCACTGACTTGGTTCCCAAGTAGAAGCATTCTGTGACTTAAACAGAGATCCAAGATATGGTTGGTTAGAGATAAAGGTCTGAGTCAGAAGATCATTCTCTCCAACTCTGGATACATATACCTGATATTTGGTGGAGTTAGACGCAAGAGCAATCGCATACTCTTGATTTCCACCCTCTAGGTAAACTGGTGCTTTAAATACAAACGATGTTGCGACAGATCCATCAGATGAGATATTTACGTCATTAGGATCAAGAACAACCTCAGAGAAAGGTAAGACATGTTGTGAAGGAAGTCCATCCTTCATGGATCTGATTTGGAAGACAACAGGAATATCCATGTCATCTTTTGTTCTAAAATAGACATCACATCTAGTCAAGAAGACTCCAGTTTCATCTTCTACAAGGAAGGATTGAGCTAGAGGGTCATACCAACCAATCAGAACTTGTTCAGATCTTCTACCAGTTACTTCACTACTAACAACCTCAGTTCCCAGTGTGCGGTTGACGTTTCTACTCTGGAATTGTTGTCTATTTTCAACACGAGCATTTCTAACAGAAATGATATTTTCTTGAACCGTCTCAAGAGTTCCAGAGGCAGTAAATGCTTCTTCAGAAATTGTAGTGCAGAGGTCCTGATCATTATCCTCATCATTGATGAGAACAAAGGTCTTGGTTCCAGTTTCAAATCTTGGGTGATTAAGATTGTTTGGATTTGGAATAAAGAAACTACCCGCAATATGAGCAGCAATATCAGATATCAATCTGACATTTGTAATGTTTGCTCTTGCACCACTACTAGAACCTCTAAGAGTCATGCCAGTCTCAACATATCCCTGATACTGTCCCTGAACTTCTGCTTGAAGAGAGAAAGTATCAACATTCAAAACTGTTGATGTAGAAGAATATGTTGCTGGTAAATCTTGTCCAGCAACATATGGATTTTCTGGATAGATTTTAGTTGGGATATTATAAGCACCTTCTTTATGATTTGCTGATGCAACTCTAAAGGTGATGCTTGCTGCAGTGTCTGTTGTATCTGGTCCAAGACCAGTTTGAACCACAGTTCCAGTTACAGTTTCACCAACTTCAAACGTTCCAGAAAGCATTTCGATTTCCAGAAGTTTTGGTACACAATACTTGGTGACATCAACTCCTTCAAAGAAAGCATAAAGTCTTGTAAGTGGTTTTACTCTCTTAGAAATAAACTCAATGTTTCTAGATCTCATGAATGGAATAAGATCTCTACTTATAACACGATCACCTACAGATGTTTGATCAAACTGCTCAGTAATCGCTAGAGCAGTTCCGGCTCTACTTTCTACACCAGTTTCAACAGTTTCACGAAGTTGTTCTCTAACTGTTGTGGTGGTTCTTGTACCAAAAGCAGGTCTTCTTCCGCCACCTGGTCGTCCAGCCCAACCAACCCATTCTCCACCTTGAGATTCGGTTCTCTCTCTGGTGGTGTTAATAACATCAACACCTGTCCAGTTAGTTTCCCAAGAGTCCCAGAGAACTGGTCCAAAACCGGTTTGAGGATCAATGTCACCTGCCTCCACAGCTGCGTTGAAGGTCTCAGCATAGTTACCTTCAGTATTGATAATCTTTGCTTCCAGTCTTGATTGATCAACCCAAGTATCAGATGATGGAGTCAACTCCATAGATCCCTGCCAGAAACTGACGAGGAAAGGAGTTACATTTTCAGTTCTAGTCGCAAAAGTTTGTGATAACCACTCAACCTCAGCATAGTCAAGAGTAACGATATCATTTGATTTTCTTACATTGATCCCTTCAACTGTAGTAAAGTTTAGATCAGCAGTGGCATCCGTATTAACAACAGGACCGAAAACTAAATCAACTGAAGTTGTGTAATGCTTTGGTCTAAGTTCTTTATTCTTAAGGTCAATACTATTTTTAATTTCACTGTATTGTTCTTGTGGTTGGAATCCAGTAAAGTTATCAACAAAGAATCCTGACTTAAATCTGTTCAGACCATCATTATCAGGAACAAACAAGTTTGCGGTGTTAGTTTCTAACAATGAGAGGGTTGTGTAATATTCAAGATTTCTAACTCTATTTTCGATGCGACGAATGTCGCTCATAGTAAATCTCTTATGCTCCAGATAAGTAAGACTTGCCTGAGCGGTGGTGTATAAGTATGGCGGAAGAGTTATACTTGCAATCTCAATAGCATCATCAACAGGACCTGGTTTTACTGGTCTCTCAGCAGGTTCTCCATATTTGACCTGGAATTTTCCTTCTTTCGTCAAGAAAATTCTATCAATTCTACCAAGATAATAAGAGAAAGTGGTGAGAATTGATTCATCAGAAGCTAAAACATTTGCTGCTGAGTTTCCACTGGCATCAAAAGATCTTCCCAAAAACTCTAGAGGAGATCTAGAGTCCGCTGATACAGTATAATCGGAAACTCTAGGTCTGATATCAATGATGTCACTAACAGCAATTCCATTTACAGTAGGGAGTTCCGAGGTATAGTCAAACGAATTATATGACTCAAC